GTTCATAATAAAAAGTGGATTAAATATTATGATAAATTGACAAATTTTTTAAGAATTAAGTATTTTATGTCAATAAGAAACTACACAACTTTTAAATATATGCTTCAAGATGCTAGAACATGGATGATGAAGAACGGATTTGAATGTGATACAGAATTCGATTACATAATGGTAAAGTCATCAGTTGAAGCAGCTTTTATGGTTTCAATGGAAGAAATGGAAACTAGGGAAATCATCAAAGATCGTAGAAATATGGAAGCGATGAAAAAGATCAATCAGTTCGCTCAAGGTAACCTTGGACGTGTACCCGTCAAAGACGGAGGTTTATTAAGCTACACACAGTACAAGGAAGCCCATTTCGATGATTTACCGACCATAAAAGTATGAAAATGTCCTACCGTGCTACCATGTTATTGCTGTGGCGCAACTATAAAAAATTTTAAAAATAAAGAACTCATGGTAAACATAAACGGTATAGGACATCACAGAACTAGATACTATGGAAAGTTAATGGACATAGATATCTTAGGTCGTACGGAAGAACAAACGTACTACAACAGTTGCGCATGTAACGAATACGAAGCCATTTTTAAAAGACACATTACACCGCGTCTCAAGAACTTTGATCCAGCAAATCCGGTGCTTAAGCAACACCGAGAATATTTGTATGAATTTGCTGATTCCATATTGAGCAAAGTTCCAGAATGGGCTAGAAGTGGTTTCGATAAAGTAATAGAACATACAGCTCATTCTAAGAAAAGTAGATATAGAAATGCTTTTTTAGACATTATAGGTAGAAATATTTATTTAGATGGCAAACACAGCGAACTTAAATCGTTTGTGAAATTTGAACCTCTTCCTTTTAGTAAGTTGGAGACCAAACCACCCAGGTTAATCCAATATAGAAGTTTTTTATTTACTTATTGTTTAAAATCATTTATACATAACTTTGACATTGTTGGTAAGGATGAAGATTTAGAAGTAACTATGCCAAATGGTCAATTATTGAAAGAAGCTTTCACCAAGTATATGAAGGACGATGAACAAATAAAAGTTATTCGTAAAGCTTGGGATAGCTACAAAGATCCAGTAGCTATATTAATTGATATGAGCAGCTTTGACGGACATTATGATGAAGAATTGTTGAAAAATGAAATCTCCTTTTGGGAAAAATTATTTATCAGAAGGTCAAAAGGTAAGTTCTTGAAATATTTATTAAAACAAACTATCAAGAATACTGCCTTAACAATGAATGGCATTGTGTATAAGTTTAGGGGTAAGAGATGTTCTGGTGAATATACAACCTCAACCGGAAACTCGCTTACAAATTGGTTTATGTTACACAGTTATACACAATTAATTAAAAATAAACACATTTTTGTCAATGGTGATGATAGTATAGTCATAATTGATAGGAGTGATTTAAGTAAGGTACCAGAGAAATCGTATTTCAATCAATTTAACATGGAAGCTACGTTGGATGTTGTCGACTCATTTGAAAGAATTGAGTATTGTCAAAGACATCCGATTAGTATAGGAGGGGAATGGAGATGGGTTAAGAAACCTTTTAGAACTTTATCTAGATTTGGTTATTGTGATCAAAAATATGTTAATTGTGCTAGTAGATACATGTTGGGAAAAGCTCTATGTGAGTTACACCAGTCGAGTGGAGTACCAATATTACAATCATTTTACATGTACATTATTAGACAAAATGTTAATCACAAACCATTAGGTTCGGTTGATAAAGTGCCAGCTAACAACGCATACAGTGACGTTAAGCCTATTAGACTTAGAGAAATTAGTATGGAGGATAGACTATCATTTGAGAGGGCTTTCGACGTTCCAGTTGAAGAACAACTTGCTTATGAAAAGATCCTTGATGCTGGCCATGCTGTGAATTCCCAGTTCGCAAAAGCTTTTATTGAAAAATACAAATTTTTTATTTACAATTAAAACATAGTTATGGACATTAAATTAGCTCCAAAACCACAACGTCCAAGACGTCAAAATAATAATAGAAATAATAATAATATTCCCAAACAAATAACTATTCAGTTGCCTCAACAAAACCAGCAACAACCAACAAACAAACAATTGAGAAGAAGAAGAAATAGACAACGTAGAGCTATGCGTAGATCTATGGGAGTAATGTCAACAGACGTTGCACCATATCAAGGTAATACAAACGTTTTAGTACCACCTTCAATATCTTTAGGAAATTCTAAAATGATTAGGGAAATGAACAGTAGTTTAAGGAATGTTTATAGAAACGTCAAATTGTCAACAGATGGTTTATCGTTTCTAAAATGTGCCTTTGCTCCACCTGATTTTGCTATTTCAAATGTAAAAGGTGTACCAGATCAATATGAAAACAATTCTTTAGTAAAGAAACATAGATTAGTTAGTGATTTCACCAATCCAGCAGGTAGAGAC